GTGGGGGACATGACTGACGGGATGTTCGCCTCGTGGGATGCCGCCACCAAGACGTTCAAGACCACGAACCTGATCCCCCCCACCCTCAAGTTGTATCTTGGAACAAATAATGTAGATATAAGTTATAACGAATCTGATAGCGGTTCTATAAGATTAAGAACTAACGGACAATCATTAAATATATTTACGAAGAATGGTTATACTAATTTCAGGTCAACATTAAACAAGTTCCAGTTTATCGGTGATGTCAGCATTTATACTGGTAAATTGTATACTTCCGCCGACACTTTTAACATTAGAGTGGCTGGTGGTAGTAGAATGGTAATAGATGGTACAGGCTCCACTTTAAGCACCCCCCTCACCGCCACGTCGTTCTTCCGTTCGTCAGATAACGCCGAGGTGTTGTACGCCGTTAATCCATCTACCCTCACCGATGGAATGTTCCTATCATGGGATGCTACCAACAAGATGGTAGTTACTACTAATATAGTGCCAAAAGGACAAAGCGTGTTCTTCGGTAACGAGAATTCATTCATAACCTACGGTAGTACTAGCTTGAATAGCGGTAGTGGATCAGCTATCGGCTTTAACTTAAATATGCAGTTTGGCAACCTGTTAATATATCCATCTTCCGTGTCAGGGTGTCTCGTGTTTGATGGAGGATTGAGGGGGCAAGGGTACGGAAACGGGATAAAATTCAATTCCCCGATCAACGTGGAAAAGGTAAATTCAACTGGTAAATTCCTTGAATTGTCAGTTGGAGATACTACTTCTATCAAGATGGAGGGGAGTGGGGTAACAATAGCCACCCAAGTAGTTTCCCCCTCCTATCACAGGTCTTCAGATGATTCAGAGGTGCTGTATCAAGCTGACCTCAAGAGCGTGTTAACCGGCAAGGAAACGAATTACGCCCCCTCCGTCAAGGCCGTGTCAGATGCCATAGATGCAGTTAACACGGGGACCACTGAATCTCTCAAGAATTACTTGAAGTTGAGTGGAGGAACCATGACCGGTCCTATAATTATGAATAATAGTATAGTACTTAAATCTAAAGATAATAATGGTGTTGAAAGAAGATTAATCGGTAAATCTATTGAAGGAACAACACATATTGGAGATATTGACGGGGAAGCTCAAATATATACATCAGATACTGATGTGATTCATTTTAGATCAACAGGTTCATATAAAATACTAGATTCCTACAACCTCCCCGACCCCGCCACCAAGTCAGGGAATAATGCTTTCACTGGAACGAATTCGTTTGTCGCCAACAAGTTCTCTGTTGGTAATTTTAAAGTAAATACAAATAGTAACCTTGAAGTAAATATTCCATATAAAGAAGATGCGACGAAATTGTGGAGGTCATTGTATTTCATGTACAATAGTCTTGAAGATACGAAAGTGACTTTTGGTTCGATGATTTCAGCTACTGCTGCTGATTACGCATATATTGGAATTGGAAGTGTTAGTTATAATAATGCACAATACAAGTTTCGTACAGAATCCCTAGATTTAAATACAATATTTAGAATTGATTGTGGTGAAGCAACAGCTATTTCAGCTAATGAATCAACTATTATTTTTGGTAGTAATAAACGTGGCTGTTATGTTAGATCAAATGATACTGATTTAACACATATCAAGAATAATAATAGTTACAAGATATGGGACGCTAGCAACCTCCCCACTCCCGCCTCCACCTCTGACATACCAGACGTGTCTGGCATGGCCAAGAAGAGAGAGGCTAACACCTTCACCGCTCAAAACACCTTCACCGCCGGGCGGTTTAACGTGGGTCCATTTCAAGTGACGTCAACTGGATCACTGTTAATCGATATGGCTAATACCGGGCCGTGGGAAAGAAAAGTTGTGTGGAGAAACAACAGTGCAGCAACATCAAATGTCATGTTCGGGAGTCATGGTAATGTCAATAATGCTAATTACGCTTGGATCGGGGTTGGAGATGTTGAATATAGTACTGCCCAATACATATTCTATCCAGAAAAAATGCGAGTACCAATAGCTTGGTCATTAGAGGATGCAAGTGGAAACGCGCTTGTTTGGTCTCAAAGCGCGAATTTAGTTAATCTTGGACGTGCAATAGGGACCACCAAGATACGTAGCGGGGCAGTAGACCTTATTCACACTAAAGGATCAACTGATTACAAGATACTTGACGAGTCAAATTACTCTCAATACTTGCCTACTACTTCCAAGTGGACTTACGGATTCGTTCATGAATCCAAAGAAGTCTATGATTTAAACACGGATTTGGTAGGTCCGGATAAGGGTAAACTTGCGTACAATTACACAGGGCCTTCTTATTGGACAAACGGACCCACTGGTATGGATTATGGGACGGTTATCCAAATATGGGGCAGTGGAAGTCCAGCAAGTACACCCAGCTTGATGCCTCAATTGGCATTTGATGTTAACCATAATGTCGCTAACAGTACTCGTTACATGTACTTTAGAACCGCCAACAATCTAGGGTATGGTGATTCATCCAACTGGAAGAGAGTAGTGACCGCGGACGAGAAACCGGCAGGATATGTTCTTGATGAAAATAGTTATCCTGCATTGAGGTATATCGAATCTAGTACCACATTAACGTGGTTAAGATCACCACAATCAGGATTCCTGCCATTCACGGCAATAAACATTGTTAACGGTGGTTATGGTAATATTGGAACTAGTACATGGACATTCCAAAGCGCATATATAGCCAACGTTTACGCCAATAAATTTATCACTAGTGGCGGTTCATCGTCACAGTTCTTGAAAGGGGACGGGTCCTTGGACAGTACCGCCTATTATCCAAATGTAGGTAGAGGTTTTTTATCATTTGATGCAGATGGAAGACCTGTTATGGCATATAATCAAGGTTATGCTGCTAAATTCTCTGATGGAATTACAAGGGAAATTTTATGGACTAATGGAACTAATGCTGTAACCTTAGGAAATACTACTAATAATGTTATAATACAAATAGCAGGAACATCAATGGTTAATAGAGCTTCTGGAGAAACTTATGCCACTCAAGAATGGACTACCGGTAAACTTGCTAAATACTTGCCGCTAACCGGTGGAACAATAACTGGACAATTAATAGTTAATTATGGTGAAAGTACACCTCTCATAATAAATAATACAAATACTAGTAGTTCAGTTACTTATATATCTATTAGACTAAAAGGTGCAAATAAAACCTATATTGGATGTTCAGACAGTTATGGTCCATTTTTACAAGATGCAAATACTAATAGATGTATCATGGTAAAAAGTGATGGAGCATATTTTGGAACAGAACTATCTGCTGGATCAAAACTTCTCACCTCATCTGATCTGTCAGGGTACGCCACGCAAACGTGGGCTAACAGTCAATTTGCCCCATTATCAATATTTAAAACATTGGTTGGTTACCCAGCCATAGTTAATACTACGAACGAGTATATATTAACATCTAGTGGAAATATTACTAACGTTAATTATAGAACTCCTAGCGGTACAGTAATCCCAACTTCATGGTATTGGAGAAACGGTACATCTACTGGATACGCTGCTGGATACTGGGGAAACCTGTACATGGCAGAAAAACTTGTTGCTACCCAAGAATGGGTATCTGGTAGAGGCTACTTGACAAGTATCACCAAATCAATGGTGACTTCGGCTCTAGGGTACACCCCCCCCACCACCAACACCACCTACTCGCAGGCTACATCTTCAACGCTAGGTTTAGTGAAGATAGGTGCTACCGGTTTGGCGGCTAAAAACTACGCCGTACAGCTTAATTCTAGCGGTCAAATGTACGTTTCCGTTCCTTGGACAGACACTGACACCACTTACAGTGCCGCTACTTCATCAACTTACGGTCTTGTCAAGATCGGGGCGACAGGTCTATCTGAAAAGCAATACGCGGTTAAATTGAACTCTTCGGGACAGATGTACGTTTCCGTTCCTTGGACAGACACTGACACGAACACTCATTACACGACTAGATTGTACGCTGGGGCATCTGGATCGGCTACTAACGTGGCCATATCTAACCCTTACTTGAAGGTGACTGATGACAACACTTACCGTAATCAGGTAAGGTTCATTGGATCCGGGGCCACTTCTATATCAAGTGACGATTCGGGTAACATTACCATAACATCAACGAACACGACGTACGGGCTGGCTTCATCGAGTTCTAACGGGTTGATGTCATCGTCCCAGTACACCAAGTTGAGTAATTGTATCGAGACGGTGTCGGCAACTAACATGGTAACGTCGGTTCAGGTTGTGGACACGATACCGGGAGAATCGTCACAGGTTACAGGCAGGTTGTATCTTAAATTCGCTTGATATGGCAATAGAACTAGGAAAAGTAGGAAAGCTCGTGGATGGAGCTTTGAACGGCAAGAAATTACAAGAAGCGTGGTTAAACGGCAAGAAAATATGGCCAGTGGCAGGTATAAGCACTATTCTAAAATTGAAACCCACGGTATACCTCCCGTTGGGTGGAGACATTGATGATTACTCCGGGAACGGTAATAACCCGGTTGATCACGCGGGGAATATATCTTATTACATGATCGGGTTTAACGGTTCCCCCTGCTTGGACTTGTCTGGTGGGGGAGTGGCCCTTCGTTTACCAGACGTGGTAAAGGGAACGCAATCATTCACCATATCCGTGTGCGCGTATAGTCGCGCGGAAGCTAACACAACTTATGATGGGATCATGGGTGGTGTTATAGATGGTAACGGAACGCTAGGTCTTGGATACGCTATGGGTCTTGATTCCCCGGGAACCCCAATGGATAAAGTGATGAGGTTCCAAGTGTACAATGGATCGTCAAATCAGATATGTAAAGCCACGGTTACAAACTGGATAGTAGACGGGTGGAATCATTTGATAGTCGTGTTCGACTGGCCTTCAAGAACTTTTGACTTTTATTTAAACGGTAAAAAATACGGTTTAATGTCCCCTTCTGATTATCCCCTTAATGGATCTGTTGATTACGGCACTACTGGCGTGATGGGGTGGGATGGGAATATATGGCTTGGTAGGGCTTTCCACGACACGACAGAACCCCTTGACTGGTGGGACGGTTGCTTGCAAGAGTACTCGTATTTTAACAGGGCGCTTGTCGGGATGGAGCTTCAAGTATTGTACAGGGCGTACAAGGGGAATATGATCGCAGGCACGTCTAAATCTCCATCAATAGATTCGTGGGGTAGTATCAAGCCTTACGTGTGTACCGGGGGTACTGGAACAACGGCAAACAATATAGTTCCTAACATGGTTGAGGCGTCTACAACGAACAAATTAACAATAAGTAAAGCGAATAGCTCGTGCTTATATTTAAGTAGGTCCATGTCAAAAGACGTGGGTGTTATTGATGATTTAGGTGGTTACGATTTTAAGGGGACGGGAACCCTAAGTGGTGTTGATTTTCCGATCTCATTGGGCAATTGGCACAAAAATATTGTTAATAATCTTGATGGGAGTGGTTGTTATATTCCACTCAATCTAAATTTAATTCCACCGAATGTTGATGCAACTTTTACCTTTACATTTCAAGGGGTTACTCAAACATTCGGTGCTACGATAAAGGCTTAATTATTTAATTATTATGTACATGACAAAAATTTACTACAACAACTGGTTGGCGAGGTTGATACTTTTCAAGGGGTATTCAACCATAACGCTAGGCCCTTTCATATTAACGAAAATGAAAGAAGGGCAGTTGCCTGATTACGCCATTAACGAGGAACGTATTCACGTTCGTCAATGGAAAGATTGTTTCACGATGGGTATGATAATCGCTTATTTCGCTAGTTTTCTTTTCAGCGCCCCCTACCACTGGTACGCGTTCTTGCCGTTTCTCTTGCCTTTCACGTTGTACTACATCATGTACCTCGTCGAGTGGTTAATATCGTTCATTCACCACGTTATAAAAGACAAGGGGAAAGAGGTTGGAGAATCCAACAGAAAGGCTTACTACGCCTCGGCGATGGAGATGGAGGCTAAAGAGAACCGTGATAACATGGATTACTTGAGAACTAGGCCTTTCGGTGCCTTTTTTAGATACTACGGAAGAATTTAATTCGTATATTTGTGTTATGGAACGAGTAATCAAACATATCAGGAAAGAGTTCTTCGATGATGCCACGGTTGGCAGGATCGAGATTGAAGGAGAGGACTTCTGCTGGGTGCTTGAAGACGCCGTGAGAGACGTGAAGATACCCGGCAAGACGGCCATCCCCGCCCACAAGTACAAGGTTGCCATCACTTACAGCCCGAAGTACGAGAGAGACATGATCTTGTTATACAACACGCCGGGACAAACCGTTGACGTTAACGGGATGAAATTCTCCGGCATAAGAGTTCACGGTGGCAATGACGTGGATGATACCGATGGATGCCCTCTGGTCGCTTACAACCGTACCGGGGAGAGAACGATACAGGGTCGTGCCGACAGGGACATACAGGCTCTAGTCGAGAAGTTTATCAAGGATGGTGATGAAGTGTTCTGGGAAATTATAGAAGAAAGGAGTTAGTCATGCAAGCTAGCGTCAAGAACTGGAAGAAGCCCACCCCACGGAAAATAAAGATGATAGGCGACACGTGCGTCTACACCCTTCCCATGTGGCAGGGGTTGATAACCACATCCCCGTTCTCTGACACTTGGAAAATATGGCTTAACTTCATCATAGGGGCGTTATTAATCATGGCGAAGGCCATAACTAAACTATTTTCTGAAAATGAGCAACTGGATAGACAACGTGACAGGCAACGTTGCCAAGGCGGTGATGGGGGCGGTAGCACTAGTGGTAACGACAGCTATGGCGACTAGTTTCAACAAGCCGACCAAGGAGTACGTGGACTTCAAGGATAACGAGATCAGGAAGGAATTGTTGAACTTGAGGGAAATCCATAACGCCGAGTTCAAGAGTTTAGAACGCACCATAAAACTGGAGATGGACGCCCTCCGGAAGAATATTGAGGATTGGAGGGAATCGGACAAGTCTAAATACGAGCTTATACTTAAACTAATTGAAAAACAGAATAATAATTAAAATTTAATTGATATGAAAAGAATCAGGCCGATCAACGATTACGTGATCATCAAGAAGACAGAGCAAGAGATGCGAAAGGTGGGGAGCATATTCATCCCGGAGACGAGAAACGAGATAACACGGAAGAGCGAGGTTGTCGCCATGAACGAGGGCAGGGATGACGTGAAGGCGGGAGACATCGTGTTGCACCCCTCCCGTACCGGCACGCCGTTCTTCCTAGGTGACGACGAGTTCGTTGCCATACATGACAAGGAGATAATAGCTGTTATAGAAGAAATCGATGAAGAATAACTGGAAAATATTGATAGCGTGGATAGCTACCGTGCTAGTGGTGTTTATCACGTTGAACTCCGTGAATCGTGATCGAGAAGCGGGGAGAGACGTGTATAACGCCAAGGCGATGGAGGATACCATCAGGCTTTACAAGGACCGGTATAACCGGGAGGTGGCGGAGAAGCTATCCATGTTATCGGTTTCCAGCAAGGTGCTAGAGGAGAACGATTCCCTGAAACAGTTGATCAAGGGGATGAAGCCGGAGTTTATCGTCAAGGTGAACACCGTGTACAGGGATACCGGAACGATAAAATTTGATACCGTTTACAGGAACGTGTACATACCCTTCCATGACAGGAACAAGTACAGGTACGTCTCCGGAACGGTGATGGAAGATGGAATTCACTTCGACAACTTCGAGGTGTACGCCTCCCAGTATTTGGTTTCCGGCAAGAGGAAGAAGTTTATGGGTAGCACCGAATACCTCGTGAGGGTGGTCAACGAGAACCCGTACGTTACCACCACCGCCATTCAACCCCTCGTCATAAAGGAGAGGGACCGGTGGTACGAGAAATGGTGGGTGTGGGGATTGGCAGGATTAGCGGGTGGAATATTAATATCTAAATAGTAATTTGAAATGGATTTGAGAGAATTTAGCTACATGGATAACGGCAGGAAATTATGTTTCCGGGTGGGACAATCACTGTCGTTCACGTCACGGGGTGGGGGTTTAACGAGCATGGTCATACACTCGATCAAGAAGGAGCGCCTTAAAAACCGTGACAAGATAACCATACACGTCCGGGAGAAGGACGGCAACGAGGCGGTGGTGTGGAAGGAGATATACCGTCACGATGACGGGAGTTTAACCATTGACGTGAGCGATTATGAAAAGGAACTTGAAAGGGATTAACGGGGTGATCGTTCACGTTCCGAAGACGTACGAGACTACCATAGCCGCCCCCGGTGGAACCAAGTTTTACGTGAACAACACGATGGATGATACCACGTACGTTGTGAGACACGGGGAGGTGGTAACGTCATCCGATCCTAGAATAAAGGCCGGGGACATCGCTTACTTTCACCATAACATGGTTAAGCGCCGTAGCGTGGAGTACGTGGACGGGAAGGTGGGTAGCAGTAACGAGCTATTCGATGACATGTTCATCATCCCGGTGGAGTTCGTGTACCTCGTGAAGAGGGGGGAGGATCATCTAGCGATTGACCCGTGGTGCTACGTGTCCCCCGTCCCCAACGACAAGTTCAAGGAGGGTAGCTTCGAGATAGCGAACGCTGACAAGTACAAGAAGCAGCACGGGATCATGGTATACTCTAACGACTCGTTACGAGAACAAGGGGTAAACGATGGTACACCCGTCGTGTTCAACCTTGACTCGGAGTACGAGTTCAAGATAGATGACCGGGTGCTGTACAGGATGAAAACACCTTGGATAATAGGAGATTTACGAGATGAGTGAAGATAGATTCATACAATCGTGCAAGATCGCCGTGGGAGAACTGATGAAGGTTATCACGGCGGGTATTGACACGGCAGTTATGGAGAAGGAAACCACCGTCAAGAACGCCATTAAATTAAAGAAGAAAGCGATAACTAGCTGCAAGAACATGCTTGGTTCCATCCTGAATCATGACAGGAAACAGGAGAAGTGGGTTCGAGCGACGCTAGACAAGATAGTAGAATCCAGCCAAGGGGTGGTGGAATCCCTCTACTCCGGCTTGGAAGACGTCGTGATGAGTAATGACGTTATCGGTAACGATGCCGATAGCATATCCACCATGATAGACACCAAGCTAGTAGCATTCAACGACGTGATGGAGATAGAGGATATCGTTCATGACGTGAAGAGCAAGCTGGAAGAGGAAGACATCATGCTTGAAGAGAGCGATTACAAGGGAGGGTACGCCGAGAAATACGCTGACAAGTTCGCCAAGATGAAGGACAGGTCAGGGTATCGTGCCGACATTGATGCCGTGGTGATAGACCCGGAAGGCACGGTGGGGGAGATCATCGAGATAAACGATATAAGGATAGCCCTCCCCAAGAAACCTCTCAAGGCGGATATTGACTGGGGGAAGAGGTTCAGGCAAGACCAGTTCTGGCGCAGGCAAGCACCTCCAAGAGAACTGACTTCCCGGACTGCCAAGAAACACGAGGATTACATAGATTCCGAGTACATGAAGAAACGGAACGGGTACTGGTTCATGAACAACGGGGTGGCAACGTACATAACCGGCGCGCACTGGTTCATGATGACCCATTGCTACACGGGAGCGGACGGGGGGTATTACTACTACTCCGCCGCCCAGAGGAAGTTGTTCCTGTTTCTTGAAGCGATGTACAGGGATAACAGGTGCCTCGGTATTATCCTTGAAAAGATTCGTCGTTTCGGGGCAACGGACTGTATCATGGCGTTCATACTTTGCAAGACGATAGAGCAAAGGAACAAGCTGACCGGGATGACTTCCAAGACGGATACCGACGCCAAGTCCAACTTCGTGAGGCTCACTACCATGTTCTCCCACCTCCCGTTCTACTTCAAGCCGATGTGCATGGACGAGAAATCCAAGTCTGAGCTGGAGTTCGCCCAGCCGGGTAACAAGCTAAAAAAGGCGGGACAGGAGAAGGAAATCGTGGACGTGGCGTTGAACACCCGCATAAATTTCCGCCCCACCAACGAGTCAAGTTACGACGGGGAGGCTTTGCTTTTCTACTTCGGTGACGAGTTCAGCAAGTGGAAGAAACAGAACGGTAACACGTTAACTCACTTCACGATGGTGAGAAAATGTCTCACTAAAGGTCGTCGTATTACCGGGAAGGCTATCCTGATTTCCACCGTGGAGTTCATGACAGGGAAGGACGCCAACGATCCAGAAGCCTTGGCTGGAGACAGGTACAAGTACTTGTACTACAACTCCGATCCGAGAAAACGTGACGGGAACGGGCAGACTGTTACCAACCTGTACAAGATATTCATAAGCTGTTTCGAGCATTACGAGGGGTTTATTGACAAGTACGGGAACATGATAGTCGAGGACCCTAAATCCCCGGTGAGGACGATGGACGGGGAGAACATGTCGATAGGCGTCAAGACGTACTTGAACAACGTGGACGAGGCTTTAAAGAACAACCCGAAGCAATTGCTAGAGGAACACAG